CAGCGCCTTGGCGCGCTCGCGCGCCTGGGCCGGCGTAAGCTTCCACGTCTCGCGGTCGAGGCCGACGCCCTCGTCGTAATCGTCCGGCTCATCAACCGAGGCGGCCACGGCTTGGGGCGCTGCCTCGGGCGCGGCTTCTTCCTTTGCCACGAACTTGCCGTCATCGGCGCGCGGCTGTTCGGTGGTGGCGGGCGCGGCGGCCTCGTCTTCCGCTGGCCAAGCGGCCTCAATCGCCTCGCGCAGCGAGGGCGAAACTTGGTTTGTCATGTATGTTGACCCCTAGGGTTATGGCGGCGGGCTAGAGGTGCCCTTGCCGCTGCAACGCCTCTTTCAGTGACTGCGCGACCGTAGGCCCGGACTGCACCGGCTTCTGGCCCCGCTCCATCAACCGCCGCATTTCCGTCTTGCCGCACTCCACCGCGCCATGCGCGCGGGTGACGCGGTTGAACTTCTCGCGGCTGTCGTAAACCTCGCCGTCGATCATGTGCTTGGTTTCGGGCATCACGCCCCACACCATCGGCGCATCCAGCAACGACGGCGCTCCGTTGTCGCCGCGATACCGGGCTGCCCGCCACTTCTCAACCACGGCGCCCGCCTCCGGACACCAGACGTAGGTGGTGCGGCTCACTGCATCATCTCCGGCGCCAGCCCCGCCATCATGGGATCAGCCGGGGCGACAGGCGCGCCTGCCACCCCGGCCACCTGTCCCGCCGCCTCACCAGGGATGCCCCCCTGCACCGGCATCACGGGCAGCGATGCACCCATCTGCTGCATGGGCGGCGCGGGTTGCCCCAGCGCCTGCATTGCCTTCTCGATCAACTCCTCGGCTTCCTCACCGCCACGGAAGCGCCGAACCGCCATCGTCAGCAGCCCCGATACCATCTCCGTCATGGGCTGCAATGCGTGCGGGGCCGCCTGCGCCACGCCGCCCAGCATCGGCATCGCCGCCCCAAGGAACGACGAAATCCCCGTCAGCAACTCCGTCGCGGCCTGGCGCTCGCCCGCCTCATCGGGCGCAACCGTGCTGTCCGTCTCCACATCCACGCGGTAGGTCCGCAGCGCGTCCGGCCCTTTAAGCAGCATCAGAGCCGGCACAAGGTAAGGCATGTCGTTCTCGGGCAGCGCCTCGGCGTTGGCCTCAAGCATAATGGCGTCCGGTCCGAAATGCCCGCACACCACATCGGACATGATCTCGATCACGTCGCGGCAGTAACGCGCCACCTCCTGCTGGCG